CAAACTAAGGATAATTAAATGGCCGCAATTCCTACTAGCCCTGGCGTAGTATTTATCGAGAAGGATAACTCAGCGTATCCACCGAGCATCGAATCATCAATCGTGGGTATTGTTGGTTATGCGACTAAAGGCCCAACCAATGAGGCTACTTTAATCACATCTCGTGAGAATTTACTTCAGACCTTCGGTAACCCAAGCGAAGCACTTCAAGGCCAAGGTCTTGAGGGTGCAATGGAAATTCTAGAGGCTACCAATCAGGTTCAGTATGTACGAGCCGTTGGATCAGATGCCCAGGACGCTTCTGCCGTAGTTAACTTTGGTGTTTGCCCTGCTATCAGATTTAATGCTAGCTCTTATGGAATTACAAACCCACTATACCTTAGAGTCACAGCTAGGGACTCAGACGGAGTTGAGGTTCTAACTCAGCAAACATACGCAATTGCTAGCTCCACAGCCAACCAAGCCGCTGGTATCAGCCAAGCGTCAGCTATTGCTAGTATAATTGGTACTGGTACAGCTAAGACGGACCACATTGGAGTAGTATTCGATTCTGCCGAAACTCAAGGGTATCTAGTAAACTCATATGCCGGGCGTTTAGCATCCCTAAGTATTTCAGCTTATACGAACTCAACTTTTACAACTCCTGCTGCGTCAGCTTTTTTCCTAGTAGTGCCAGATAGTGGAGTATCGTCTGTGGGTGTAAGCTCTGCTACCGTATTCGGTGCTGACGTATCTGCGGGTTCACTTGCTTACCTAGTAAGATCCCAATACCCTGGAACTGGGTACAACCTTTCAACGGTAGGTATCACGGGCCAGACTGTGGGATTGAGCGTTGAAGTCGAGAGCAATGGAAGTCCAAATACTATTCTCAGCATCAACAATGAGGGTGCTACGGCGGAAAGCTTTAACATTTCTCTGCTAAATGATACTACGTTCGTAGAGGACGTAATCAACATTGGCGTTGACAATGCTACTTCAGATTACATTAAGGGTGAGATTCTGTTTAGCGGCTTAACTACAGGATCTCCAAGCAAACTAACGTCATTCCAAGATCAAATATCTGCGCTCGGACTAACCCAAGCCAGATTGATTCTAAACAACGGGTCAAATACCCTAGCTTCCTTCCTCCCAAGATTCGTAAAGTTCAAGCCAGGAACTTACAATCTATCGGGCGGAACCAATGGAACGATGAATAATACTGCAATCATCGGTACTGCCGCTAACAAGACTGGTATCTATGCTCTTGACGATGATACTCTGAACATTTCAATGGCTCTGGTCCCAGGTGTCTTCGATCAGCAAGTTCAGAATGCTCTAATTACTCTTGCTGAGGAATCACAAAACTTTATTGCCGCTGTATCCCCTCCATATGGCTTAGATACAGTACAAGAGGTTACGGAGTGGATGAACGGTCGTACATCAGATGGGTCAAGAACGGCTGCAATCAATTCTTCTTGGGCTTCTGTGTTCTGGCCGCATGTCCAAGTCTTTGATGTATTCTCAGGTAAGGATCGGTGGTACGACCCAGCTATCTTTGCTGTAAGACAAATGGCGTTTACTGATAACGTAGCTGAGACTTGGTTTGCCCCTGCTGGTTTCCGTCGTGGTCGGCTAACTAAGCCAACCGCCACAGAGAAGGCACTTAATCAGGGCGATCGTGATGCTCTGTATGTAAACAACATAAACCCAATCGTAAACTTCGTACCCGAGGGTATTACTATCTTTGGACAGAAGACCGCACAGCGGGCTGCTACGGCTCTTGACCGTATCAATGTCAGAAGACTTATGATCTTCCTAAGAAAGGTTCTATTGCAAACAGGACGCCAAGATCTGTTTGAGCCTAATGATGCCTTTACTTGGGATGTAATTAAGGGTAAGGCTGAGGCTGTTCTTAGCGACATTCAAGCCAGAAGAGGCATTGTTGATTTCAGAGTAATCTGCGATTCAACTGTCAATACGCCACTTAGAGTGGATCGTAATGAACTATGGTGCAAGGTACTCTTAAGACCTGTGAAGACTGCCGAGTGGATTGTTTTCGAGGTCAACCTTACAAGCCAGTCAGCTAAATTTAGTGGATAATCAATATGGTTCAAAGCTATTTTCGTAACAGTTATCGTCCGTTTAGAAAGGGAGAGAGCTTACCCGTAATCTCAACGTCTCTTGATTCCGTCCGGGCATATCAATTTGAGGTGCAATTCTTTGGACTGCCTCCTGCGATTGGTGTGCAGCAAACAACGGACCTTACACTAGCTGCAAAGCAAGTAGGTGCTGTAGGCTACGGGGTAGAGGATATCGCTGTCAATCGTGTCAATGATCGGGTTTACTATCCTGGTCTTCCTACGTTTGATTCGGTGTCAATTACCTTTGATAACCTTTATATGCGTCGTACCTGTGCTGTACTTTGGACTTGGTTTAAGTCCATTTACAATCCTGTGACTGGCGACGCTACTGCCATAGCTGCCCCAGGAGGCCCAGGTAATAACTCATTTAAGATTGCTAAGATGCGGGTATTAGAGCTAGATAATACTCGTAATCCTCATGCTGCTATTGAGTTCTATGGAGTTTATCCAAAGTCAGTTAGATTCTCAGAAAAGAACTATAACAACAACGATTTCTCAACTATTGAAGTAGAGTTTAGATATGATTTCCTCGACTACTTCAACTACGCTTAATTTTAATTTACCTATCCCTAATTAAAAATAGCCTACCAATTAGGGTAGGCTATTTTACTATAATAGTAGTATGAATTATTTCCAAGAACTACTTGAGAGTTATTCAAGACTTAAAAAAAGAAGTCTTAAGCTACTAGAAGCTGTGCAATTAGATCCACAGGCTAAAGGATTGGCAGATACTTATATAGGGCAAGCTTCACAGCCTGGAATAAAAATTCCTGTTGCAGAAATCCCAAATTCTTTTGTTTATTTAAACGATGAAGGCAGAATAATTTTTAATGGATTCCCAGGTGCCAGACCTGAAAGAGCAGTCACCGGATCTGCAAACGCAAAACAAAACTATAACGACTTTGTAAGTTTATTATCTGGGGGCGGAGCAAAGAAAACAATGGATAAGGGGCAAGACCAAGAACATACTGCCCAAGTAAGTTTATTAAAAAAATTATTCTCATGGTTCCCTACAGATAAATTTGCACAACAATTAGGGATTGGATTACCGGAACCACCAGATTTTATAAAAAGAATTTTGTCTAACCTAAAAAACCCAAGAGAAAAAGAATGGTTCCAAGCGGCAACAATTAAGAAATTCTCTGGGGATAGCTCGTCCGGTTCAATCGCTAAGATGATTGAAGAAGGTTATAGTTTTGAGCAAACTCCAGATGGGAGATTCAAAGTAACGAAGGCAAAGAATAATCTATCAGAAGAAGTAAAAAAAGAACTTTCAAATAATATGCTTGATGCAATTGAGAAGTTCAAAAAAGGGGAGCCGCTAAACGAAGAAGAATGTACCAAATTCAAAACAAACTTCAAGAAAGTTAAAAGAGGTGGCTTTGTAGTTAAGGATAATATTGAAAATGGAAATGGGTTATTCTTTTCAGACTCTTCTAACTACATGAATAATTTATTTGGTGAGGGTGCCAAATCTATTGGATGCGAGTTAGACACTGTAGATTTAGGTAGAGATATAATTGGAGGAGCAAACCTCAGAGGAGAATTTTTAGAAAAGCAAGCCATCGTAGTGCATATGGCACTTGATTGCGCTAACCCGCAGAAAGCAAAAGAGTATGATAACTGCAAAGAGTCTTTGGATGCTTTAATTAGTGAAATGGAGCAGGCAAGAAATGAAATTAATGAAGCAATCCTAGAAATATTTGAACAGCAAAAAGAAGATGAGGGGGAGTTCTCCGTTCCTCTAACTGACGAAGACTCACTAGCCTTAGTTCATCTAGCTAGAATACATGGCCCAGACGTTGCTAAAATAGTTCTCCAAAGATCTGCTAGATTTACAGTTCATGGACTGAGAGTTAGAAGACCAGACTTCGCTATTAGAGTAGCTTCTGAAACTGGTGCTGGGCTAAGAGATGATACAGTAGAGATATATAAATCAAAAGAAGATGCTATTAGTGGTCTAGTCAGACAGGGCATGTCAAGAGAGGAAGCTGAGGGAATGATAGTTGAGTCAAACCTTGAAAAACTTTGTTCAGATAAACAAAAAGCTAAAACTTGCCCCAAAGACGTAAAGAGAAACTATTTCATAGTTGGAAATAGTATGAAAAATTACATAGATTTTGACAAAGGAGCCAAGTTAGGAACATTATCTGAGAACACAAGAAAATCCCTAATGCTAGGTACGAATTGTTCTAAAGAAAATTGCACACCAGAAGAAATGGAGAAGTTAAGTATATTCTCTGATGCAGCGAAAACAAATCTTGGACTGACCGACACAGACGTTCAATCTAATAGAGGGTTAGAGAAAGATTTTAGTAGTATGGAAGAAAATATAAAAAAACTTGGACCAAAGCTTACTCTTACAAAAGATGGCAAACAAATAAATTTAAATACCGTAAATAAATTTGCTGAAACTTTCTTAAATGAATTGAAAAAGAATTCAGATTATAAAAATTTAATAAACGATGAAATGTATACAGAACTTAAAGATGCCATAAAAGGGGAGAAAGATCCAGAAAGATTGAAAGGTTTGATGAAGACCTATATTAAAAATAAAATGCTTGAAAAAAAAATAAATGGGTCCAACCCTGCACAAAAAAGAGCAGCTTTAGCTTATATTGCAACAGAAGCATTTTTTGCTGGGGGGTGCAGGAATAACCCATTATTTACTGCGGGTTCACTGGCTACCGCAGAGTTACACGTTTGTAGACAGAACGAATTCTTCTCTCCATTAACTAATATGCTGGATGGGAATAATGCAGATAATTATGAAGTTAATTTCGACGGAAGATCAATTCATGTAAAAAGTAAAATAGATGATGCTGATTCAGTTACCGTAAAAGTTATGGTAGAAAATAGCGGCAGAGCAGTAACTGAATGTCATATATCTAAAAAAGCTTTAAGAAAGAGAAGTAGGAAAGCTAATGTAATAAGAGGGTCAGAAAGTATTACTTCTAGTAGAGACATTAAACTCTCATCTGCTAGCATGAAATTAGCTAACATGCTAGTTGAATTTTCAAATATCCTAAAGAATCAAATCAACAACTAGTGTACCAAAGGTGCCAAGCATTGTAAGTCTTGGTTATCTCTAGTAGATCCTCTAGCTTACATATCATATACCTGTTATTGTTAAAGTTCAAAAAAACATGAGTTTTGTTTTCAGCGTATGTCGCCAAAGTTAGGGATTTCTTTTCATTGAACAAGCAAAGAATATCCTTTCTATCTTGCTGAAAGATCAACAGGAAATTTTTATTTATTTTCACAGAATCTTTCTCAGCTTGGGCTATAAATGACATTAAATCTGACTTAGGATTAAATAAAGATCCAATGTTTTCTTTATTATATCCTTTCTTACACTCAATAGTGAACTTAAAGCTTTTAGGTGTAATTAAATCACCACTAAACATTAAGTGTTCTGGTAGTTTATGAGTTGTAGAGAAAGCTCCAGATCCAGGGGATCTAATAAATTCAGTAGTCTTAAAGTGCTCGTTAAGTATCTTACACACTTTTCGCTCAAAGGTGTTACCCTTGGTTCTACTGTTTTTTCTTTTCTTCTTGGACTCCACCAGATTTTTTAAATCAAAATCATCTTTCATATTTTTATCCTCGTACTATTATAGACCTCGATGGATAAAATTAAATTACTAGGTTCTAACTGGAATATACAAACCGAAGAAAGAAGTAGAGGACGTATGAAACTAACAATTAAACTAAGCAAGGACGAAGCCCAGGGATTTAAGAACTGGACTGACGTAGTTAAGCCACCAGAACTTTCGCAAGAGGAGTTCCTGAAGCAGATTTTCTTTAACGGAATTGAGCATCTAAATGATAAGCTCCAGAAGGTATCGGAGCAGATTATGAAGGATGCCGCTCTCCAAGAGCAGCTTTCAGCTTCGGGTATTTACTTATCATCAGTAATCACACCTCCATGAACATTCCCCGTAGTATAAATAGTTACGACAAATTACGAGTTTTTGTCAATTGCATCCGCTATGCCCAAGATCGTGGTGATCGACTTCATCATCAGGTAATTTTTTATACTCCTTGGGACAAGGCTGCCAAGAAAATTAAAGGCATCGTATCGCGGGTGAATCTATTCGATTTGCCCGATGCTTACTCAATCATGCGGCGCGAGTTTAATCTCCCTGAGAATCTAAACTATGTTCCCACTCTGCTAACTTTTGAAGTTCAGAACGGGGAAGTGTCTGTAAGATTCGTAGATAACTGCACAGCAATTCAGCACGAACTAGTATCAGGGTGATTCAACCTCACCCCGTGCTTGTGTTCATAATAAGCTTCCAACTTTAATCTGTGTCTCTTTATCTTAGTTGCAACTAACTTCAAGTTGTTAACTATAACGGTCGTAAAGTAATTGAACGCAGACCCATTCGCCGGATTAAAGTTGCGTAAAGTCTTTAGTATAAGCAGGAAACAATCCTGTTTTGCGTCTTCTTTGTCCACTTTAAAGTGAAAGGCGTCTATGATGTTGGAGATTAGGATGTCGAAACATCCCATTAGCTCATCTTGAGATTCGTAATTTCCCGAGCAATGAAGCTTTATTAAGCTTTCAAATTTCTTGTTATCAAGATAATTAGACACAAAATATAATAGTATGCGGATTATACCAGACCCATTTAAATCTTTAAATAGTGGGTGCCAAGGCTGCACTATTCTCGATAAGAGTAAGATTTGCCACTCGATTATGGACCATGAGGAGGAAGGGTTCAATAAACAGTGTGAAATCTTATTTGTGTCAGAGTCCTTTAAGTTAGAATTTGGGGAATTGACTCCATTTTCATCCAAGGAGCAGAACTTAATTGAAGATACTCTCTCCAAGTTGGGATTAAGCCATCTTATCCCCGCCATAGAGTACACGGCAGCGGTCAAGTGCCCATCTGTAAAAGATAAGGACATGACCAAGGATGATAAGGATATTTGCCGCGCCCACATCGCAGCTACAATTAAATCCTGCAATCCAAAACTAATCTTTGTGTGTGGTAACCTTCCTATGGTTATGCTTACAAAGAAATCTGGTATCATGGATAAGCGAGGGAAGTCTTTTGATTACAACGGCATTCCTGTTGTAGCAATTTACCACCCTTATCAGGTAATAGTGGAGCCTCAGAATGAGTATCTGTTTGGCCTGGACATCCAGAATGCTATTGAGCTACACTACACAAAAACCAATACGCAATCTGAATTTGCGTGGGAGCTTATCTTCACGATAAGCGAGCTAACCTCGTTAGAGAGATATGTAGATTGTGACGTTGCAGTCGATATTGAAACCACAGGCCTTGATTTCATCAAGGATGAGATTCAAACTATAGCTCTATCATTCGACTCAACATCCGGTCAGAAGACATTCATTATTCCTGTCTATCACAAAGAATTTAACCAACCGGACAAGTGGATGTCTCATGTACAGACCACGTTGAATAAAATTTTCACCAATGAGGGGACCAAGAAGATCTTTCATAAGGCTCAGTTCGACACTAAGTTTCTTTCTAGGCACGGAATGCCAAACATCGTAAACATTTACGACACCAAACTTATGCAACACATGATTGATGAAAATCTCCCGAAGAGCCTTTCGGACCTCTGCAAGTACTACTTCCCAGGTGAGATGAGCATTATCTAATGTTAGGCCAAGACGGGAGAAAAACTGACTGGAAGAACATGCCGCTAGGCCTGATGGCTAGAGGCAACGCTCTCGATGCGTATTTCACTCTTAAGATATTTCGCAAACTTGAGAAGAGTATTGCGGATCTTAAGATGTCCAATCTCTATGATAGGCTCATGGTGCCTGCTGTGGAGCTATTTAAGGACATGGAGCTTGATGGTCTATTAATCTCTGAGGAGACTGTAGACGAGCTTGCTACTCAACTGAGAGAGGATATCCATGAGAAAGAAGATAAGCTATATTCCTTCAAGCAAGTAAATAAAATTTATGAGCTTACTTCTACTGATGACCTAATCAAGGTATTGTTCTCATGCGATAAAAAGGGCAACATAGTAGAGGGTGGCTTTGGGCTTTACCCTCCAATCTCTTCGGAAAAGACTGGGGCGGCTAGTACAAGCGCAGAAGCATTAGATATTCTATTAGAACAACTGCAAGACGAGATAGACAAGCGAGGACTCAATGAATAGGTTTGAGAAGCTAGATCACGAAAAGCAGATCTCACGATCTGTAATCACAAGCTTAAGCAACGAGAAGATACTTGGTGCTAACAGCTTCATTAAGTCTTTGCTAGAATTCCGTAGATCTAAAAAGCTACATGACACCTATATTACGGGTGTAAAGGAAGCCATTAAGTATAATGGATTCAACAAGATCTTCGTGGAGTATCGACTTGATGGTACGGTAACCGGACGCTTATCTAATGCAGGGTATAGCGTAGGGAATAATAGTATGGGCATTTCATTCCATACCCTGCCTAGAGAATCCAAGTTTAATATCCGCAATTATGTTGTAGCTCCAAAGGGCCATAAGTTTATTACTGCGGATATGAAGTCCATGGAACTGCGAGTCCTAGCTCACTTAGCCAAGGAGAAGAACATGGCTAAAGCGTTCAATGAGCGCATGGATCTACATACTTACTCAGCGTCTATGACGTTCGGTAAGCCCATGGACAAGGTGACAAAGGAAGAGCGTCAGATTGCCAAGGCTGTGAGCTTCTTGACGGTGTACGGAGGCACAGAGAAGACTCTAGCGATGAAGCAGGGCATCAGCTTCAAGAAGGCCAAGGGTATCATTGAAGGTTGGATGGCGGCTTTCCCTGGAGTTCCAAGATACATGGACCATATTGATGACTTCATCAAAAGAAACAAATATGCTTACACTATTTTTGGTCGCCGTCGCAATCTACCTAATGCTGCATCTGAGGCTAAGTATATTAGAGAGCAAGCATTTAGACAGGGACTGAATTTTACCGTACAGTCATCTGCAAGTGATACACTAGTTTGCTGTATGCTAGGACTGCATCAAGAACTAAAGAAGCGTAAGATGCAATCCAAAATTGTCGCTACTGTCCATGACAGCCTAGAGCTAATAGCCCCTGATTCTGAAGTGGATGAAACAATCCGATTGCTTCACTATCATATGACCGAGTACCCCTACATCAAAGAAAACTTTGGTATCACGTTTTCTGTCCCGCTAGAAATTGAAGTTATGGTAGGGGATTCTTTCGGATCAGGAGAAGAATACCATATTAACTAACAGTCCCATTTTCTCAAGGCTTTATTAACTCTTGAGTTTGGATCATTGGCAGTTTTTGAGGAAGTATTCTTTCTTTTGTGCCCGGACATTCTCGCGCAAAATGACCTTCTCCGGGCAGCAGACTTATCGGACTTCTTAGCCTGTTCCGCTGAGACGGGTGGTTTAAGATTGTGTCCTTGAGCCTTGGCCGAAGCTCTACCTTTAGCATTTAGTCCACCTTCAGGGTTTTTCCCTTCGCTTCTTTGCCAAGCAGGAGTCTTACCTTCTTTTATCTTAGCTCTTGAACCTCTGGGCTTAACTGAGCGATACCCGTCAAAGAATTTTCCTACACCCGCGTCACCATGTCTCTTTTGGATTCTATCCTTGATAGAGGTAACTTGTTTCTTAACTTGCTCAGGAGACTTTTTGGTAGATGTCTCACCAGATTGCATACTCTTAGAAGCAGCACCTACGCGAGAACCTGTGGCCTTAGCATTTTTACCTGTAGTATACCCTTCATTAACTGACTTGCAAGACCCTTTTGAATAAGGCTTCTTACCGGGGACTGGTTTGTATCCTTTCCAGCACCTTTCGACTATCATCTCAATTAATCTTTCTTTGATAGTTTTCACAGGCCGCCACCTTTATTTTTAGGGTTTCTCCCTGAGCCACCTTCTTTATCCGCTAATGAACCAAGAAGTTTTCCGGTATTTGCACTTATTTTTCTTAGTTTCCGATTAAGATTCTTTTCTTTGCTTTGACCCGCTGCATTTTTTTTACCACCAACTCCCATTTTATTTATTTGATCTTTAGATAATGGGGGTGTCTGGGCCTTTCCCTCTGCATTAGCTTTTGCTATTCCTGCTTTTGGAGAGGTAGTCCCTCTTTCATATCCTCGTTCTCGATTGGAAGGTCCTTTTGTGGTCCCTCTTTGAGCCGTTTTAATTTCTTTATCTTTTTCTGCTCTTGATACGTCATCTTTAGTAAATTCTCTTCTAGCTCCCTTAGAAACACCAGCCGTTTTCATTCTCTTAACTTCGGCACGGTTGATATCTTTATTAATTTTTAGCTCGTCTAATCGGTATTGAATCGCTTCGGCTAGGTACTTAACATAATCATTAGTATCCTTAACTTTAGGTAATTGGGGGACTTGTACGTTCTCTTCTAGCCGTTGGGCTAAAACATTTTTTATTATCGACTTAATATCCATAATGGCATCCTATAATGTATCACTTATATTTAGGGCATAAACACAATGATTGACTATTTAAATGATAAAATTAGTTCCGTATCTTTAATAGATAAAATGCAGGTTGATAGCCCTTTAAAAGTAGTTAACTCTGCCCGGATAAGTTACAATAAAGTTAAGTCGAATTTTGACGAGAAAGATAGCAAATTAACTAATTTCCTCTGGGAGCACGAACATACTAGCCCTTATAGGCACTCGTATTTTACGTTTCACATTAAAGCCCCTTTATTCCTGTTCCGCCAACTAATGAAATATCAGGTGGGTAGTGGGTTTAGAACCTACGAAGTAGAGGGTAAGGAGGTTTCATTAGAGGTATTCGATCACTTCTACGATCAAGATAAGGGTTGTAGTTGGAACGAGATTTCTGGTCGTTATGTACAGACCTCTGACGAGTTCTACATTCCTAATATGGCTAGGGCTAATCCTCCTCATGGTAATAAGCAGTCTTCGGAGCAAATACACCCCGATAGCAGACTGCACGATATTATGAGGGCAGAAATGAAAATTGCATCTGATTCTGCCAAGTCCACTTACGACTTTTTGGTTAGAATTGGGGTAGCTAAAGAAATAGCAAGAATGGTTTTGCCCCAAAATATTTATTCGGAATGTTACTGGACTGTCTCGCTCCAGTCTATAATTCACTTCCTGCATCAAAGATTAAAGCCGGACGCCCAACACGAAATTAGACTTTTGGCGGAAGGAATTTACACTTTAATGCAGCCAACACTTAACACTTTAGGTATAAATAAGGAATCCCTATGAGTTCTAAAATTACTGTATATTTCCAACATCCAGAAGGGGATGAACCCGAATTTAAAGCAATTTTCAGTGTTCGCCACCTCCGTAACTACAAGAAAAATGAAAACGGGGGTGTAGAAATAGATCAGTGCGGTGGGTATACCGTCCTATCTCAACACAAAGATTATGTTATTACAGAGGACGGACCTATCTTTAATCACTCATGTAATGATCTAATCATTACTAAGTGCAATCCAAGAACTGATAAGTTTAGCCGTAATATTGGACTATCAGAAGCAATCAAGTGCTGGCTTTACAAAGCATTTGATGGTAAATATACTACAGAATATAATCTTCGTCAAAATTGGACTATACGACCTGTAGGGATAAATGAGTTCGTACAACTTTATCTACCTGTATGAAGGCAGTAGTAATTGGTGACTGTCATTTCTACAATGCTTACCCAAGCTTCGATTATCTTCAACACCAATTTGATACCATAAGAAAAATTATACATGATGAACTACCTACGCACGTTATATTCCTCGGTGACATCTTTCATTTCAGGAAGCCCGACCCTGAGTCGATCGTTAGATGTGTTGGTTTTTTTACTGAAATTGCCTCTACTCATTTTCGTAAGAGCATTATTTGTATTCGTGGTAACCATGACACTGCTGCTAAGTCTGATACTAATAACCTTTGCATTATTGACATCTTGGGAGAAAGTTATTCCGTTTGCGGAGCCGAAATCGTAAGCTCCTACAAGAAGATTCAATTTACCGATCAAATTGATTTCCATCTGATAGCACATTTCGATTCAGAGCAAACTATCCGGCAGTATCTTGATAGTATACCCAAAGATAATAAAACCAAATTCGTATTTGGACACTTTGGGTTCAAAGGATGCTTAAACCCTAACGGAGACGAAGACTCTCCGCTAGGGCTAGAAGTATTTAAATACCCTACTTTCCTGGGCCACATACACAAGCCCCAGGATAATGGGCATGTCCATGTGGTTGGAACTCCATACTCAACCGCATTCTCAGAAGCTGATAACCAGCATAGATACGCTGTAATCCACGGTGATGGACGTTACGAGTTTAAGAGTATAAACTCAGGTATTAGATATTGTCAATTTCCTTTAGCCTCTTTAGAGGCAAACAAGGATTTCATAAAAGATAAAAATTACAAGACAATATTGAGAGTTTATCTAAGCCAAATCTTAGATACTAATTCTGTGGATCTAAGAAAGAAGATAATGGCTGAATATGGGGTTTCTTATGTCGATATTAAGTATTTTCCAATCATTGATGACGAGGTACAGAGAAGTTCTTATCGTCCTAAGAGCATGGTATTTGAACTTAGCGATGACCTTATTGTTAATTATCTCAATGAGTGTAAAGCAGATATTCCAAAAGAAATTCTGCTACAAGGACTTAATAAACTAAAGACAGAAGATGATTCTAAAAACTCTTAAAGCAAAAAACTTTTACAGTTTCAGAACTGTTGAACTCGATCTATCCAAGTTTAGGAACATTGTTTATGTAAAAGGAATAAACAGAGATTCGGGTGGCAGCAACGGGTCTGGTAAAAGCTCAATCCTAGAGATGATAACTTTTGCCATCTTCGGCAAGACGATTAGAAAATCTACAGAAGAAGCATTAGTTAATTGTGATTCGAAGAAAAACCTAGAAGTAGAAATCTGCGTATACAAAGATGGGGTCGGGGAAGCCGTCATAACCAGAGCTAAAAGACCAAATAGTCTTCAATTTTACTTAGACGGAGTAGACCTAACCCAAGAAAACGCAAACAAGACCCAAGAGAAAATAGAGAAGGAGCTTGGCCTTAGCTACAAGACTTTCGTAGCTTCTATAGTGTTCGGCCAGCATGTAGATCTTGAATTTCTATCTGCTACAGCAGACGATAAGCGCACTATCATCCGAAACTTCTTAAATCTAGACGAGATCTTTAATTGGAGAGATAAGATCAGAGATCTTAAGTCTCAGTACAGGACAGAAGCAGAAAAGTCTTCTACGGTCATTAGTGAGCTAGAGAAGCAATCAGATAAGATTAAGTCTAAGTTTATCAAGGAAACTAAAGACATAAAACTAGAGCCTCTGGAAGAAGTTAAGAAAAGACAGAATTTAATCTTAAATCACAGAGAGCAGTTAATCTTTCTAAAGAATGAGATAGAGTCTAAAGATATTTTAGTTAGATCTATCCAAGAAAAGATAAATAAGGGCGTATATTGCATTCAAGATAAATGTAAGACTTGTAAAAAAACTTACACTAAGAAACAAACAGAAGCCAATATTCGTGGGCTGACCCGCAAGCTTAACCCGGTATTAAAAGCAACAACTAAGCTACGCAATAAAATAAACACCTTAGAAGCTAACATTAAGAAGTTATCTTCTATGGTTAATTTAGAGCAATGGATTAAGCTTAAAGAACAACAAGATTTATTTCTTTCGCAGAAAAAATTAGAAGAGCAGTATAATGAAATCCTTCTTCGTAGGACTAATGAAGAAGAAGTTAAGAAATCTAATGAACTTAATTATGAAGTTATGCGGTTCTGGGAGCGAGCCTTCTCCGAACAGGGTATAATTAAATACTTCATAAGAAATATTCTTGATTATCTTAATTTTAAGACTAACGAATATCTTTCAATACTAACTAATAATCAGTTCTCTATTTCATTCAATGAGGAATTGGAAGAAACCATCATAAATAACGGAAGGAAACTTTCCTTTATGTCGTTAAGTGGTGGCGAGAAGCGAAAGATAAACTTAGCTGTTATGTTATCTCTCCAGTCATTATTAACCCATACGTCTAAAGAACAATCAAACATAATTTTCTTTGATGAAATTGCAGAAAATATGGATGAAGATGGCTGTCAGGGCATACATAATTTACTAAAAAGTCTAAAGGAAGAAGATAAGACGGTATTTTTAATTACGCATAACTCACACCTTAAGAGCTTACTCGACGGGTGTCAGATCTTAACAATAGAAAAGAGAAATGGTGAATCGAGGATAATATGATTAAGCAACTTAATGAACTAGGGCAGAAGATTTTTGAACATCGTTACGCTTACCCAGGCGAGACGAAATACTCAGACCGCTGCAAGGCAATGGCAAAGCATATTTCATCTGCCGAGCGGGATGATGAGAAGGAGTCATACGAGCGTAGATTTTATGACGTTCTCGCTACAGGGGATTTTGTCCCTGGAGGAAGAATTATATTTGGCTCTGGCAGATCGCGCCAGAATATGCTAAACTGCTACGTTCTAGAACCAGAGGATAGCGTAGACAGTATCGGCAAGGTAATTGCTGATATGTATAAGATTTCGTGCGCTGGCGGTGGAATCGGATTTAATTTCAGCAAGATCCGTCCACGCGGAGATGACATCCAGAACATTAAGAACTCCGCTCCCGGCGCAGTAAGCGTAATGCGGATGATTAATGAAATCGGAAATCACGTTAGAGCCGGAAAGAATCGGCGTACCGCTCTAATGGCCGAGCTTAATGTTACTCATCCAGATATCCTTGAGTTCCTTAAGGTAAAGCTAGACCTAGGCGAGTTGACCAACTTCAATATTTCTGTAGCCATTACAGATAGATTCATTCAAGCGTGCGAGAATGACGAGGATTGGTATTTTACGTTTAATAACCGTAAGTACTTCATGTATGAAATGACTCGTACTTCCCCAGACGGAAGCCAAGAGCAAGTATGGACTGTAGCTCTGGACGAGAAGGATGCCGTAGAGCGAGTTAAGCTACATCAGCTTAAGCACTTTAACGATACCTTTGATAATGTTAAGGAAGTAAAGTACAAGGCTCTAGAGCTATGGAATAAGATTTGGGAAAACTCAGTTAAGTCTGGCGATCCCGGTATCTTTAATATTGATCTAGCCAATAGCTATACCAACGTATCATACTTTGAGCGTATGAATGCCACAAACCCATGTGGAGAGATTACACTTCCTGCGTACGGTAATTGCTGCCTAGGTAACATCAATCTTGCCAACATGGTGGATGATAGCGGTGAGTTTGATTGGAAGAGACTTGCCCATACGGTAAGACTCGGTGTTCGTTTCCTCGATAATGTGCTTACGGTAAACCACTATCCAATCCCTGAGTGCAACGAGGTCGGTCAGCGTTCACGCAGAATCGGGCTTGGAGTGCTTGCACTGCATTACATGTTCATCAAGCTAGGAATTAAGTATGGCTCAGAGAAGTCGCTAGAATTCCTAGATAGGCTTTATACTACGATCAGAGATGAGGCGTACAAGGCTTCAATTTATCTGGCGAGGGACAAGTCACCATTCCCTGCATTTAATGCCAAGCTGTATCTGCAAGAGTCGTTCGCTAGAACTCTCCCAGCCAGAATAAGAATGCTAATCAAGGAGCACGGCATTCGTAATGCTGTACTACTTACTGTCCCTCCAACGGGGACAATTTCAATGGTGCATGGAGTTTCTAGCGGTATCGAGCCAATCTTTGCTGCTATGTATATGAGAAGATTCCGTGTTGCTAATACCTGGGCTGAGGAAGTTGTACTTGACCCTCTGTTCAAGGAATATATTGAAAAAGGAAAGTCGCTAGATTTATTCGTGGGGGCCTATGATGTCACCCCCGAGGAGCACATTAAGGTTCAGGCTACTATCCAAAAGTATATTGATAACGCCATCAGCAAGACCATCAATCTTCCAAATGATGCACAGTGGGAGAACATTGCTAAGGTAGCTCTTCAGTACGCACCTTATCTAAAGGGCCTCACGGTATATCGTGCGGGATCAAAGGGTATGGAGCCACTACAAGCTATCCCCCTTACTCAGGAGAATATTGAGAAGTACGCTAAACCACACGCTGTAGCTGAGACTGCTTCTGCTGAGGTTTGCAGAATCGGGGATAACTCCTGCGGTAGCTGATATGACAACCTACATCATTAAATGGGAAAAAGGGAAGAAGGTAGTCTACGAAGATGGTCGTAGACTATCTCCCAAAGAGATGCAAGCCCGTGATAAAAAGCTTGAAGCTCAAAACAAGAAGTTAAACATGGTTTGCCCCGCATGTGGTAAGCACGCAACTACTTCTAGCAAAAAGAACGGTGAGCCGAGAAAGAAGAAGTGCCCTGCCTGTGGTACAACTATGGAAAGATACTTGGATGGTGTTCTAATTAAAAAGGACGCTTCGCAAGTTAAACGCAAGGTAGAGCGGTACAATCATTATGGTATGGACAAGGATCAAGCTCATGCCTTCTATGAAACGTCTATAGAAGGATCTAAGAGACGCATCCAAGGCGTAGGTGGAGCATCCCACTACAAAGCCATGGTCCCAGATATGGACTACATGGTTAAAACTGGACAAGCAACCAAAATGTCAGATGAGGATACAAGAAAAGCTAGGAAAGCAAGAAAGGAAGCAGTAGTTAAACAAGTTGAAAATTCAAAGAATTTTGACCCTAAGAGATCAAACGGATCACAATCAATAAAATGAGTTACTCTTTTTCAGATAACATTCAACGAGGTATTCTTTACCTCGTTAAGCACGACAAGGATTTCTACTCTCAGATTGCCGGGCTAATAAAGCCCGAGTACTTTGAGTTTCCTTCATATTCATTTATCTTTGAGCGTGTAAGAGCTTACTATGATAAATACAAGGTAATTCCACCTGATGATATCCTTCTTGAGGATATTAGCAAAAATCTACCTAAGGGGCAGAGCCTAGGGGACTACGAGGACGATATCAGCCAGATCAATAGCTTAAACACTAATGTTCTGGACAATCGAGAGTTTGTTCTTGATCTAGTAGAGGACTTTGCTAGAAAGCAAGCACTAACTCAAGCCATCAAGGATAGCGTAGTCCTCCTTAAGGAGAACAAGATCCCAGAGATCGAAGAGATTGTCCGCAAGGCAATGCTAGTCTCAAGAGAGGTCAATGTAGGTCAATTGTATTTCGATGACGTTGACAATAGAATCACCCGTCTATTCGAAAACAAGCAGAAGAAGAAGTATCGAACTGTCTTCAATACTTTTAACGAGTTCCTAGATGGGGGCTTGAACTCCAAGGAGTTAGCAATGGTTATTGCTCCCCCTGGCGTAGGTAAGTCTCTATACTTAGTTAATCAGGGTGCAATAGCTCTTAAGGAAGGAAAGAAGGTCCTTTATATTTCACTGGAGATGGCGGAAGATAAGATCGCGCAGCGATTCGACTCGATCCTCACCATGATCCCTAACGTGAAGCTTAAGGACAAGTCGGTATATCCTCTACTTAAGGAGAGACTAAATCAGGTACAGAAGAAGTTCGATCAAGCACAGCTAATCATTAAGGAGTTCCCCGTTGGGCAGCTAACCGTAAATCAGGTTAGATCTCTGCTAGTCCAACTGAAACTCCACCATGATTTTGTTCCTGATCTTCTTATTGTAGATTACCTAGAGCTTCTTCGGCCAAATCGCGCTATCGACGCTGAATATCAAGCGCAAGAGAGAATCGCTCAAGAACTTCGTGGGCTAGCGATGGAACATAATTTCCTTGTATGGACGGCTACCCAGACAAATAGAATGGGTAAGAAGGTGGCTACCATTACGGATGCAGAGCTAGGAGACAGCTACGGTAAGATTCGCCCTGCTGACTGGGCCATAAGCCTCAATCAGACGGAGGAAGAGTACGAGAAGGGTAGAATGCGTGTTTATGTCGTAAAGGCACGAGATAGCAAGCAGCACTACCGTATCTCTGCTGGTGTAAACTACACCAATCTCATTATGGAAGAAGTGGCTGATTCCGAGCTATCCGCAGAAGGATAAATAAATATCTGACCGAATTTAAATCGGTCGGCTATAATGACCTTATGTACTACTTGCCCAAAGACGAAGTTAAAGACTTAGATATAGATAAGTACTTGGAAATCCATGGTAAGCTTTCCTCCATCGACAAGGATAATTTGGCGATGGAGTTAGTTAAGCATACTACGGTATACTCATACTATCATGGTATGCTAATTTGGCAGAAGCGTAAGATTGATATTACCGCTGCCAATAACCAAGCACTTTATTCTCTACTTAAGAACTCTGAGCTTGAAGCAAATAAAAACAAAGGATCTAAGGCGACAGCTACATACCTAGAAGATTATGCTCAATCTAACGATGAGTATATCAAAGCAAAAACTAACTTAATTTACCAAGAAGAAATTTACGGATATTTAAAAGCTATTTGCTCTATGTTGGAACATAAAAAGGATATGTTGGTCCAACTTAGTGCGAATTTAAGATCAGAAACAAAACTTTACAACTAAAAAAAAGAGAGAAAAAAATGAACCTAAACGATCTACGAAAGAAGCACGAAGAACTACTGAAGGGCAAGTCCGCTGGCGGAAGCGGTGAGGGCGACCTCAAAAAGTACCTAAAGGTGGAGCCAGGAAAGAATACCATTCGTATTCTGCCTTGGAAGGATGACTCAAAGCCTTTCTACGCTGAGGCACTAATTCATCGTTACACCAACGAAGAGGGTAAGCTGCGGAACTATTTCTGCCGCAAGATTCAGAATGAGTCGTGCCCTGTTTGTGATTTTTACTTTGATCTGTGGAAGATGCACAAGGAGCTTGGCCTACCACCAAAGACCAAGAGCCGTTTCGGTGATCTAGCCACGAAGATCAAGGCTACCCCACGTTACTATCTAAACGTAGTAGACCGCCGGTCACTGGAGAACTCACCAGATAACGTAACTGGTGCGGTTAAGATCCTTTCAACGGGCCAGAAGGTATTCAAGAGGGTTCTTGAGGGTGTCCTTAACGGCGAGCTAATGGACGAGAATGATCCTAAGAACACCAATGTCCTGAGCCTGAAGAAGGGCAACGATTTCATCCTAGAGCTAGGAAAGAGCGGAGAGTTCAACAACTACGATCAATCCACTTTCCGAATCAAGAAGACTTCTGCTGGATCGGATCGTGAGATTAAGGTTTGGATGGAGGCTATGCACGACATTCATTCACAAATCAAGGTTGGCGAGTATGACGAGGGCAAGAAGCTCGTAGAGATGCTACGGGTAACCCTCGATACGGGCGGAAGCTCCCCTACGCAGAAGCCTGATGATGATATGGGTGAATCACGTTTTAAGAAGGAAGTTCAAGTATGAGAAATATTTTTCTATCTGTAATGCTGCTATTCGTAGCAGCTTGTTCCCCACTACGGGATCTGAGCATTTCAACCTCAGATTGCCTGACTGATCCACAGGCTATCACTAGCCAGGATGTTGTCGTAGTTCCTAAGGATACTCTACCTAAGGAAATTGTAGAGAGCGATAAGTTTAAGGATAAGAGCATCATCATCGCTCCTACTGATATGCTGAAGAAGGATTGCACGAAGCTTGCAATCGTCCCAGATCCAGGGAATGAGGGTGGATGGTCAGCGTGGCTGCTTGGTCTAGGAGCGTCGGCTGCGGGGATTGCATCAATTTTCATTCCTCAGTTGGCTGCGCTAGAGGCACTCTTAGCACTCCTATCCCGTAGAAAGCGAGAGCACTATGTTGCTGCTGTTAAGAACATTCTTCCTTACGATGGTAATATTGATATGAAGGGTGCTGTAAATAGTTTAGCAAAAGCTATGGGCATACTCCATACTAATAAGGGCACAGAGAAGCCCGACAATGGATCGGCTAGCCAACAGGCTACCTAGCACACTAAAGCCTTAGCTTTTCACCCCCTAACATATGTGAAATATGTTAGGGGGTTTTTTTATTGTTACATCTTGCCGTACTATAATGGAAAAGTACGACAATATGTAACTTTAAATAAACAATTTTCATCCACCCTGCCTATATAATACAGGGCGGATGAAATTATGAAATACACTATACCCGAAGATGTGACTGGTAGAGTTTGCAATACTTGTCAAAAATACTATGATTTTAAATTTTACAGAAAAGGCAATGCAAAATATGGGTATAAATCTGAATGTAAATATTGTCAAAATGAAAGGCGAAGAGTCTATAGAAAAAAACCTGGGGTAAAAGAAAAAGAACTTTTACAAGAAAAAGAAAGAAGAAAAAGACTACCCCAGTATGAAAAAACATTAAGATACTTAAAGAGAAAAGAATACGTTAAACTTTGGATAGCTAATAATCCAGATAAGTATAGAGCTTGTGAAAAATCAAAAACACATACCCGTAAAAAAAGGCAAGCAAATTTAATAAAATTAGAAACTTCTTCAATAGTGGCGTTGGAAAGCTATAATATAAACACATTTCACAAGCCCAATTTTACTTGTGAATATTGCAACACTGAAATTAGTGAGCAGGCATACCACTTAGATCATGTACTAGCCATTAAGAATAATGGTGACAATAATTTAGACAATTTGGCAATTAGTTGTGCAAAATGCAACTGTTCAAAATCTGATAAATTGTTGGAAGAATGGATGCCTAATAAAGTTGAATACATAAAAAATAGGAAACTATTATGATTAATACCGAAAAAGGAGGAACTCCTGTGTCAAAGGAAAAACTACGAATTTTAGTATTTTTTCCTAACACAGGAGGTTAAGGTTGCAGTTACTACAGAAGCTTAATGCCTTACCACAAGCTCCAAGAGCTATTTCCCGATAAGTTAGAGATTAAATTCGATGACAATCCGCTAAAAGCTAATATAAAGACTGGAAAGTTCGATTATGAAGGCGCAGAGCAGGACGAACCCCCAGAGATAATAAAATGGGCGCATGTGGTACTGATAAATAACATCAGTAACTTCGGAGGTCCATATACTGCTAGAGTTCAAGGTCTGGCATTAAAAGCTAAGAAGTTTGTTCACTTTGATACAGATGACTTGCTTACCGAACTTTACGAAGAGCACCATCTAATTGATGTCTACAAGAATCAAGGGCTGAGTGAGCTAACCAAACAGCTTTACTACAATTCCCATCTAGTGACTGTAACTCAGACTAAGTTTGCAGAGAGAATTAAGCCTTACTGCCGTAATATTCTTGCTGTAGTTAAGAATGCTATAGACTATAATTTACCTTGTTGGAACCACCCAAAGACCGTTGGACGCCTAGTTCGCGTCGGATGGGCTGGAGGTATCCACCACAATCCTGACGTAAAGGTGTTCTCAACTGTGCCCCATGTAGTGAATCAAAAAGTAGGAAGGGAAAACATATGGTGGGATTTCTATGGTATGCCACCACCTCCTAAAACTCAACAAGAGAAAGACGATTGGCAGAATAAAGTGTGGGACAAGTACAAATCCGAACTACTAAAAGGGTTTAAAGGCCAGCCTAACTGGAGCACACATTATGCAGTGGGACCACATGAGTATGGTGTCTTTTATGCTAACATGGATATTGCTATAGCTCCACTTAAGATGAACCCATTTAACGATTCCAAGAGCGATATTAAGGTGGCTGAGGCTGGCCGATACAAGGTGCCTATAGTGGCCTCAAACGTCGGCTGCTACAGCGACACGATCGTCAACGGCAAGACGGGCTACCTAATTGATCCAGACGCTCCTAAGACAGAATGGATAAGAATACTGTCCAAGGTAGCTACTGACCATAAGCTGCGTAGAGAAATGGGAGAGAACCTACATTCAATCACCGAGCAACTGTTCGACATTAACAAGGTAGCAAAATATCGTTTGGATGTATACGAACAGTGCTTCAAAGCTTTTGGATTTGATCCAAGGAAACAACAATGATAAAAATTGCCACAGGATTTTGTGGCCCAGGGGGGTCAACCGTTGCTTTATCCACATTAGTTAATTTATTTAACAATAATGGGTTAGATGCTTGTCTTTACGGGCAGAATGTGGGGTGGGACGGGGTGGATTGTAAGTACTCAACTTTTGACAAATTAAATTTAACGAAAGAAGATATACTAATTTATCATTTTATTCCTTTGGCAGAAAGAACGAACTGTAAAAAACAAATTCTATCTTGCCATGAAACTGAAGTATTTAAAATAAAAGATATTCCTAATTTAAAATACGACGCAATACACTATGTGTCTCAATTTCAAAAAGATTGGCAAGGAGTGAATGGTACGGTAATACCAAATCCAATAAGAAGCTTCACAAAAACTAAAAAAGATTTTCGTGTAGCTGGGATAATTGGAAGTATAGACCCAAACAAGAGAGTTCACGAATCTATCCTCAGAGCACAGAAAGACGGATTTAGATCAATAAAAATATATGGAAACTTAACAGACTATAATTATTTTTATTCTCAAGTGCTCCCTTTGCTATCTAATGATGTTACCTATAATGGGGTTGCTAAAGACATGAATAAAGTTTATTCAGGACTAAGCCATGTATATCACTCTCCAGTTCTTGAAACATATAATCT